GGTAGCGAGGGTCAATTCTGTCCATACCATGCTCAAACTTAGTAACACGATTTGTGTGTAAGTGACCATGGATGTTAGTACCGAAACGGTGTAACTGTTGCGGATGAACTGGGATGTGTGTTAAGATCATACCGTTCATCACATGGCTCCCTCGAATGTCTCTGAAGAATGGAGTGTATTCTTCCATTCTAAAGATATCGTGGTTGCCTTTGATTAATACTTTATCACCGTTTAACCGATGCATAATCTGCAAGGCTTTACGGTTAATGACAACGTCACCTAAGTGGTAGACTTTATCACCAGGACGAACTGTGTCGTTCCAACGCTTAACCATTTCCTCATCCATTTCTTGTGGATCAGTCCATGGTCTAATTTTTGTCACTCCGTCAGCTTCAGTGAATTTACATACACCAGCGTGACCAAAGTGCGTATCACTTGTTAAGAATACACTTGGCATAGTATCACCTCTTTCATTAAAATAACAGGATAGTTTGATTGCCACCGTGGCACATCACGCAAGGTGCGTAATGCTGGAATCGAACCAGCTAAGTTTGTTTTGCAGAACCTATCCTAAAAATGGCGGAAGCGGTGAGATTCGAACTCACGGAGCCTTTCGACTCGTCTGCTTTCTAGACAGGTGCAATAGACCACTCTGCCACGCTTCCATAATGGTGCGTCCGGAGGAATTCGAATCCCCACCCCATGGCTTCGTAGACCAGGACATTATCCAGTTGTGCTACGGACGCATTATATAACAGGTTAGCTTGTTTGCAGTGGGAATTGAACCCACAAACGTTTTCTTGGAAGGAAAATTGTCAACCATTGACAGTGCATTATTTTTGCTGTAACTAACCTAAAACTTGGTGCGGGATAAGAGAATCGAACTCTTGACTTAACGTTGGCAACGTCAGATTTTACCATTAAACTAATCACGCATAATTGGTGCGTTGTGACAGATTCAAACTGTCTTCTCATCGGTTAAGAGCCGAGACTTCATCATCAAAGTTTACAACGCATATATTGGTGGAGACCGAGGAAATCGAATCCTTCTAGACACCCTCCTTGCAAGGGAGAGCCGTAGCCCACTACTGCCCCCAATAATTCTGTGGTCAGGGAAGGGAGAATCGAACTCCCACCTCGAGTATCCAAGACTCGTCGACTACCACTATCCTATTCCCTGATAAATTTGGCGATGCGTGGGAGAATCGAACTCCCATCTACGGATAGACAATCCGCGATAATAGCCATTATATGAACGCACCTTAAAACTTCTTTGCTCCGTACACTGGGATCGAACCAGTCTAATCATTGATTAACAGTCAAGTCCATGCACCTTGCTCGGATTCTGTGGAGCAAAAAAGATTCAAAGTCTTCTTTGCAATAGTTTCTATATCACCCATTGAAACTATCAAACATTGAGAAAACTATGTAACTAGCACATAGCCACTATTTGCCTTGGAGTACCATACGGGTTACGATCCCGTCTAGTCACCTTGAAAGGGTGATGACCTCACCAGAAGTCTAATGGTACATATACAACAGGATCCGCTTTGCTTTTTTCCATAAAAAGGTTTTTTGTTTGCGGTAAGGATCCTAAAAAGGGTTTAGAGAGTTCCAACTATCTTTCTCAAGGACTCGCTGGAGTTGTCTCGATTGGGAGAGTTTAACAACCTTGTGTTGCTACTGGTGTGTCATGCTCAAGAATAGGGCACTAGCGCACAAGGGACTCATCCCATCGTCTATCTCTAAATTTTGGTGGAGTAAGTAGGGATCGAACCTACCCGTCGTAAGACCACTGGGTTACAGCCAGCTAGAACGCCATTGTTCCATTTACTCCATGTTTGGTGCCCCAGTACGGAATTGAACCGCATTTTGATGCTTACAAGGCAACTGTAATAGCCATTATACTACAAGGGCAAAATATCGAGGCACATTAGGGACTTTTACCCCACTAGTCGAATAGATACGACTTTATCAGACATGATGACCCAGCATCTGTTAGTGTTTACTATCGGTTAATTACGCCGAATATTTTGGCGGAAAGCAGAGGAGTCGAACCCCATCCCATTTCTGAGAACCCAGTTTTCAAGGCTGGTCGCCGCACCAACGCAGCTGCATTACTTTCCAAAATCTTTGGTGGTGATAAGTGGTATCGATCCACTCTCCTTGGCTTATGAAGCCAGTGCGCATCCATCTACGCCATATCACCTTATCAGGTTCAACTTTTTTCGTGCTACCACTACACCAACGTGAAGACCAACTCACGCCTGGGATTCGAACCCAGCCCCTCTTTTTTACAGAAAGATTATTTTTGATTGCTGAAATGAACCTATATGGTCAACTTGGTTCCTTCAAGAGGTAACGATCCTCTGTCTATCGGTTATCAGCCGATTGCTCTACCTTTGAGCTATGAAGGAATATTTGGTGCCGAGGACAAGATTTGAACTTGTGACACACGGATTTTCAATCCGCTGCTCTACCAACTGAGCTACATCGGCAAAAATTCTTAGGGGTGAGTAATGAGGATCGAACTCATACTTTCTCGTTCACAGCAAGAAGTGCAGACCACTACACTATACCCACCCCTAAGAACTTTTGGTAGGGGCACAGGGAATCGAACCCTGATTACCTGGTTAAAAGCCAGATACTTTAGACCGTTAAGTTATACCCCCACAGGTATTTGATTTTGTGCTTTACGCAATGCCTTGTTAGACTTACGATGAACACCTGCTTTACGGAAAAGTGCTAGTCGAACGAAGCAGTTACGTTCGCGCACGGTTTGTTTTCGTTTCATAACGTCTCCTTGTTAAACGAGTTACCAAACAAAAACATACTAACGAACCTAGCTGTGGGGATCGAACCCACGAAAATCCTGTAGCACCAGCAGTACTGCTACGATACTGGTTAGTATGTTTTTGTTTGGCACCCCCATCTGGAATCGAACCAGAGCTAACGAGTTCAAAGCCCGTTGTGCTACCATTACACCATGGAGGAACATACACTCAGTGAATCAGCGAACGTCATCACTGAGTGTCTTAAAACAAAGTCCAAATTTTTAAAGATCTATCGAAGACGTATTATACTACATCATCGAATTAAAGTAAAGCATAAAGATGCCGTACCAAAATGTAAGGTTACTCACTAAGGAATCGTTCAAAAGATTTTGACAACTCCTCATCAAGTTCAATCGATGGGTTGTATGCGTGTACCTTTCGGTGACAGTTAGCGCATAAAACAACACACTTCTTTAACTCACTCACAACAGTCTTGGCACCTCTGCCAATCGCAGTTGATATTTTTATCTCTTTCTCATTTGGATCGATATGATGAAAATCTAAACAATTATGGTCACTTTCGTCACACATACTACATTTTAGAGTTTTCTTCCACCTAGTATAAACACCCAATAGGTTATTATACCTTTCCATCTGATACTCAATTTTCTTCTCGCGATTCGCCAGATAATACTCTTTGTTTTTTTCTTTAATATCCATAAGTCCTCCTACAGATATTTATAATAAAAAAACTTTTAGTTTTTAATCTAACGAACCCTAATGCAAGAAACCCTCTAGACTTTCATCTTAGAGGGTTTTGGTAAAAAGAAGAGACGTATATTTGTTACATCTGCTTACCAAAACCCCCACTATCGCTAATCGCATAACCTGAACCTTCTGTAAACTCTGGGCGTGTGCAATTCCATCCAGCTACTTGCGGAAGCTGTTTATGCATTCTGGAATTTAACACTATTGATTTCATAGAAGAAATTATAACCCTTGTTTGATTAAAAGTAAAGTTTTTTTTTAAGCAGAGCAGTTGGAAGAGTCCCAACTACATCAACTTATTTAGGATAATTATATACCCAATTTGATTAAAAGTAAAGTTTTTTTGACTATTTTTAAACTTTTTTGATCTCGACTCCGCACTTCTCTAGAAAGTCCAAGCCCTTGGTGTCTCGATACGTGTGACGATAGTACACTTTCTTGACGCCAGCGCCATAGACTATCTTAGCGCACTGAATACATGGAGCGTGAGTACAGAACAAATCAGTACCAAGACCAGATTCACCATCACGTGCCAGCTTTGCAATAGCGTTAGCTTCTGCGTGGATGACTTCATCTTTAGTAACATTAGAACGAACCTTAGTTTGCGGATCTACGAATTCGTATTCACACTCATTGGTCCACCCAGCAGGTGTACCGTTGTATCCAATAGAGATGATGCGTTGGTCTTTTACAACCACTGCACCAACCTGTAATCGCTTGGCTGAACTCAACTGAGCAAATCGCTCGGCTGTGTCCATAAACGCATCAATCCACTTTTGTTTCATATCACTTCAACTTTAAAAGTCTTCACAGCTTCTAACTGTTTCAATGGTACACGAAACGATGCAGTTACTGCGTCAGTCTCGTGGATTCGTACTTCAACGCTACGGTTTACACCATAAGTTTTGATGTACCACATGTTCCACTCACCACCGTACTTAAACGAGCGAGAGATAGTTCGGGTGAATACAGTCTTACCGTTTTCATCAACGCCAGTGATCAACACATCGCCAGTTTCGGCAAACGAAGGCAGGTTGAACCAGCCAAACATTTCACGAACATCCTTGTAGTCTGCTTTCCATTTATCCTTGAAAGCGAACTCACCTTTGATAGCAACTTCAACATCAGAGTCAACCACATTCATGGTAACTTTGTCGGTCTTGAAGAACACAGCGTCCCTACGATTATCAAGCAAGCGCACGGCTTTTTGCTTTTGGTCGTCAGAGTCTTTCTGGCTCTTCAACTGTTCAATCTGTTCTTTCTTCAAGTCAATAGAAGTGAATTGAACCAGATTGGAACGGCGAACAACTTGAGCTTCAATGATCACAAACGTACAGTCATCGCGAAGATACTTGTAAGACTTGATTACACCACCGCTGAATTCTTCGATAGTCGCATTGTACGAACCATTCACCGATCGTTCAACAGAATGCAGGAAAGAACCGTTGGTCTTTTCCAGCGCTGAACGCTTTGCAGCAGCCAGAGCCTTTGTACAGGTATCGCCTGTACCAGAAGCAGTGACAGTTACAGGTGCTGGTTCAAAACTTTTAACTATGTTCGAAGCAACTTGTGTAACACTCAACGCTGCTGGTACAACAGTCAATGCCTGTGTCTGAGCATTTACGGTGCTTGCTACAAATAATGCAGCAACGGTCAGGATCTTTCTCATTGCATTGCTACACGAACTTGACGAGCAACCTTCATAGAACGATGGTCAACTTGTACCGTTACAACAACATACTTCTTGTCAGAAGACAGGCGACGTTCTACAACATAAACACCCTTCAAGATACCGTCAGCTTGTACAGAGATTTTCTCAGTAATTTCTGAAGCGATATTTGCAGCACGTTGCTTTGAGTTCTCGTCGTCTGACGATACGTTCTTAGCTAGAGCCTTTGTGATGGTGTCAGTAGTCTTAGATGACTTCAGGTCTTGGTTGATGAACTCAACGATGTTACGTTTGGCTCGCATTGTAGCCACGTTCATACCTTGTTCCAAGCCAGCGTCAATGTCGATTGGCACAGCGGATGTAGCAGACGACTTCAAAGAAGTCCACTCACCTTTGTCGTTGAAGGACACTTCAACTTTACCAAAGTCCTGTGTGAACTTTGCAGCTTCGTCGGTGACGTCACTGGTCAGTTTAACTGACGAACAAGCGGACAGGGTTAAGACTGCGAGGGCAAGAATCACTTTTTTCATAATATAATCTCCAAATTAGCGGATTGTTGTAGCGAAGACGACAGTGTCAGGTTTTTGATACAGGCTTGTTACCTTCTCCCGCATAACAGGGTCAGACAACTTTAGACCTAGACGTTCAGGTGACTTGGGGTCAACCTTAATGACTTCACTATCAGTTACTTCAACAGGTTTTGTAACCGAGACAGGTTTGTTCGTTCTAAACTTAGCAAAGTCTTCACTGAACTTAGCCCACTCGGTTTCAAAATCAAGAGCCATAGCGTTGGTTGAAACCAGCGCAACTACCATAACAAATCGTTTCATATCAATCCTCCATACATTAATTATACCTGAAAGGTGAATTAAAGTAAAGCGATTTTTGACTTATTTTTCGTCTTTTTTCTCTTTTGGAGTCAACAATCCGTGTTTCTCTAGAAGTTTTCTGGTGATCTTCGGATATAGCTTGTGCAAGACTTGGTCTTTGACAGCGATAAGCATCTTGGCTTCTGTCGGATGCACGCCTTCTAGCAAAGAGATAAAAAGACTCTCTCGCTTAAGAGGGGTCAAGTCTTCTCGAAGGAAAACGTACATGCGGCGCAACTCGCTAAACAAGTTTGTTGGGGTCATACCCATAGGTTCAGCGGCAGGTTTGAATGGTGGTTCACCTTCTGGAAGAATAAACTTCTTCTGGGGAACAAACGCATGGGCAA